CTGGATGATGGGAACGAACCTAGCTTCATTGCTCTGATTGATGCCGCCCAACGCCTTGGCGTTCTGGAACGGATTGGCAAGCAGGATGGACTATTTGAAATCATCAACTCAGAAGCAGAGATTGCCAACCCAATGCTAATGGTTGATATGTTGAAATCTTGCCGGTTGCGCCGGGATTTGATGAAGCTCGGGGAAACCATCATCAAGCGGGCCGAAGATGAGGGGATAGCCCCTGCATACATCATCGAACAGGCCGGGGCAAGGCTGGCCGCACTGGCTACCAAGCGGGACCGGAGCGGGATCAAGCCCATGGACTTCATTTCCGCGACCGCCATGGAGGGATTGGAACAGGAGTTCAGTGGGGTTCATGTCCCAACCTCATGGCTTAACGGTTGGTCGCGTGTAAACAATATGCTTGGTGGGTTCAAGCCTGGGCAGTTGATTATTCTGGCTGCGCGTCCTGGAATTGGTAAAACGAGTCTCGCTCTCAATTGGGTATTAGCGGCAACCCATTATGCCAAGAGTGCCGGTATTTTCTCACTGGAAATGGCTTCAGATCGACTCTGGCGGAAACTGGTGGGAACCCATGCCGGGGTAGACATCCGTGCCATGTTGCGCGACCGGGACCGCACGGCACTGGCAAAAGTCAAGGATGCCAGAGCGGAATTGGACTCCAGGGGGATCTGGATTGAAGACCGGGCCGAGATCACGCCAAGAGAAATCATGGGGGAAACGGATGGCTTACTGGCGCGATCTCCCAACCTTGGACTGCTGGTAGTGGACTACCTTGGCCTGATCACCAGTGGAGACACTACCCGAAAGGTCAGCGAATCAACCCGAATCGGAGAAATCACCCGCGCCTTCAAAATCTTAGCATCTGATAGGCACATCCCCGTATTGCTGCTGGCACAGATGAACCGTGAATATGAGAAACGGGGACCAACTTCCAGACCCATGTTGTCTGATCTCAGAGATTCCGGGTGCATCGAGCAGGATGCCGATGTGGTCATGTTCATCCACCGCCACCCGGAGAAGACCGAAACAGAACTGATCATTGCCAAGCAACGCGAGGGGCCAACCGGGACCATTCCCATGGACTTCATCCCTGAACTCACCCAGTACCAAGAGGCGGCAGAACGACAAACTACAGGCTATGAAATCTCCCCAGAGTTGCACTATGAACCCAAATAGAAAGGGGGCCGAAGCCCCCATTCCTGATTCACGAATCGTGAATAGGTTACAGTTCCGGGCTCCAAGTCTTCACGCGCCACTGGAGCACGGACTCGCTGTCATACAGGTACTTGCGACCGACCTTCACGCACTTCGGACCCTTGCCGCTGCGCCGAAGGCCCAGCATGACGCTATAGGTCAGGCCAACGGCAGCAGCCGCTTCCTTGGTGTCAATCAGGATTGCGAACGTGGTATCGCCACTCATGGAAACTCCTATTGGGATTTGTCCCATAATCAGGGTAACCTGTTTCACAAAATTGTCAAGCAATTTAGTATTGACTTGGTGAGAAAACATCTCTATCTTCTGTATGAGGGCAAATCCTCCACAGGAGAAAGCAATGATTATCGCCAAGTTGAACTGCAACCAGATCGTAGTCAAGTCCCCGGAAGGTCGGCTGTTTGTGGCCGATGTGTGGGATCTGTCCTGCATGACTCCGATGGTGTCTGATTCGCCGCCCAAGGGGGACGAGACAACGGATACCATCATCCCTTTCCCTACATGGAGAACTAAATGGCTATCAACCCCGAAGAAACCCTCGTGGCTTTCCGTGAAAGGCTGGAAGCCGCAACCGAACCAATATTGGGAGCGGATGGCGTCCCAATCCATTGGCTAGTGAAACAGGTATCCCAAGGTTATCTGATCCTGGATAGTGTTGGGATACTGATTGAATATGGATTTGGTGGGGTTCGTGCGGAGATCCGGCACAAGATGACCGGGCGCACTCTGAAACCAGAGGAAGCGGGGCCGCTGTTCCAGAAGTTCCTGGACTGGCTGGCTGTAAATATTCCGCAAACGAAAGATTGGCCCTTGGAGTTCAGGGATGGGTGTCCTATACTTCAGACTGATCGAAAGGTGTTGGAATGAATACGCTGAAGTGGGTTCTGCTCTCCCTGATCATCGGTCTTGGTGTGGGATTTGGGTTGGGCATTTGGAAGCAGGGCGGGCATGAAGCTGCCAAAGCCATGGCTGCGGAAGCGCAAATCAGCGCATTGGAGGATAAAGTGAAGGGTGAATTGAAGTTACGGGTTGCCCAGTCTCAGGCGACAACCGATGCGCGGAAGAAAGCCAACGACTCGGATGCCCATGCCATGAAGCTGCTGGCGCAATTGAACCGTAGATCCAAGCCGCTGCCGCCCATCCCTGCCACTGGACCCGCTTTCGTCCCGGCAACCAATCCAATCTTCCCGGTTGCTGATCCGCTCAAGGATGATGTGATCGCGGCATTGACCCGAGACGTTGCCGACCAGAAGACGCTGGTGCTGAAGTTGACTACCCAGATTGCTACTGATGGGGTTATCATCGCCAACTACCAGAAAGAGAACGAACTGCACAAGATTGCGCTAGACGCCCAGGTCGCCGCCAACCGCGCTGCGGGGTGGAAGGGCGGTATTAAGGGCGCGGGGATTACCATCGGCATTGAGGGTGTGCTTGCCCTCGGCCACCACTTCTTGCACTAGGAGAACAACATGACACTAGAAAACCTGATCTTTCTGCTGGTTGGAGTCGTTGGAGGGGGTGCCCTGGGAGTATGGGGTGGCACCTATCTAGGGCGGCTCTGGGCCAAGGTGGAAGCATTCGTGGTCAAAGAAAAGAATGCCGCAGAGGCGGATGCCGCCCATGTGTCTGCGCTGTTCAAGGAAGTGAAGACCCTGTATGCCGAGTTTGATGCCAAGGCTAAGGCGGATGCCGCTGCGGTGAAGGCGCTGGCAGACAATATCGCCGTGACAGTGGAGAAAGTTTAAATATTTTTCACTCGGGGGGTTGACATCACCCCTGAAGAACCGATATTGAGCTTGCAACATGGTAATTGAAATCATCCTTCAAAGTAGGACTAACCCCTCCCGCCAACCCCTTGCGATCAGCCACGCTCTGTAAAGACATAAGAACCGTGCCCAGCGTGAGATGCCTGTCCCGTGAAAATGCTGGCAGATGGGACTGGAAGTAGTCCAATAATCTGAGAAGGGTGGCCCCGATCAAACGGCTGGGCTATAAGATCGGGGCATAGTTTTATCCACGGAGGAATAATGCGAAACCGCAAACCAAAGATGGAGATCAGGGAGTTTCTAAATCTTCCGGGTTACAACAGCATTGCCGCCATCTATGTATGTGTGGATGGTGATGGCTACCCAACCTGGAAGATTGTGGATTGCACCAGTGTTGTGACTCTGGATCTGGCGATCCCCGGCGAGGAACCCGAAGTGTGGGCTTGTACCATGCATAAGTTGGATACGATCGTTCGTGCTACGCAACAGTTGCGAACCGCCTTGGCGAAGTCGGCCAGGAAGGATGGCTGGGTTGACCCGAAGCGGAGCAAGCATGTTTAGCGAGTTCCCCATCACGGTCCACAAGGCGGAAGTGCCAACCAAGCGCCGCCATGGGCAGCGAGACCAATACCCATGGCGGCTGTTGAAGACCGGGGAGATGTTTCTGGTGCATTGTCCCCCGGAGGAAGCCGAGCGGATCATGCATTCGCTAGTGGCCTCGGCCCACTCATGGTGCAAGAATCGGGGGATGCAGAACCAATTCGTCTGCCGCACGTTGCCAGATGGCGTGGGCGCATTTAAACTTGGGGTAGATGACTCGCCCCGGAGAGATGATGACGATGATCACGATTGATAAGCAGGGGTATGACGTTCCTGAGCCGGTTGCAAATCTGCTGCGGGAAGTCAGTGATGAACGGGAGTTTTATCGGAAGGTATTGCGTTACATTGCATACGGGCATTTGCAAGGGCCAGAATTGAGTCCATTAGCAATGAAGCGAATGGCAGAACAAGCAGTTCAAATGTATCCATGGAGGTGACACATGCCAACAATGCTTAGAAGGCTTATGGGAGGAAACAATGAAGGGCAAAATCGTCCCGAGGGGACTCAAGCGGGTGCCCAAAGCCAGGAGCGGGGAGAAGACCAGTCACAAGCCGCACTGGTTCCAGAAGGCGATCATGGAGCCGGGGGGGCAGTTGAACCCGGACGGACCGAAGGGTCAGTTGCCGCAAGTGCCACGTTGCGAACTGGCTCGATAGGGCAATATCATGCGATTGACTGGGAAAATCCCTCGCCAACAATCCATGTAGCAAATAATGATATAATCACCGTTACCGACCCGGTCACAGGAGAAACCTTCCGATACCGCAGACCCCCGAGAGGGCAGGGGACCATGCCCAAGAATCCAGAACCCCACCACCACAAGAACCCCCATGAGCGGTTCTGCGATCTGGAAGCGCAATGTAAGAGCCTTCGGTACGAATTGATCGCATTGCGCGATGAATTGAACGCAGTTGTCCACCATATCCAGGATCGTGGGGATAGATACAACCGCCCAGCCAACGAACAAGCATATTACGAACAACAGCGGCAAGCGATGATATATCCACCTACCATGGCTGACTATTATCAAAATGGCACTGGGAGAGTCCGATGAAAGAATCCATTGTGGTAATCAGCCTAGGAGTGGTGATCGTGTTGAATCTGCTGTGTGGCTGGAATTCACTGGGAGGGAAACCACACGGGTTCCACTTCTGGTGGGGGTTCGTCAATCTGGGAGTGGCCTTGGGCTGTATGGGTGTTCTGTGGGCATTCATCAAATTATGGAGATCAGAGAAACCATGAGAAGCGCAACATCGGTTTCATTCGGAGTTGGGTTTGACTACAGGACATGGGTGGTTGGGATCTGGTGGGAACCCAGCAAGGAAGTGTTGCCGGGATTTTCGGTGACGATTTGCTTTCTGTGTTTCGGCCTCAGACTTGCGATCCAATCGCTTCCATTTCAAGGGTAGCCAAGTGGTAAGGCATCATCCTTTGAAGGTGATCACCGCTGGTTCGATCCCAGCCCCTTGAACCACAGGAGATCCACATGACCACCGCAGATCTGGACATCAGGGACCGCTGCCTCAACCGGACCAAGCGCTTACAGGCGGCTCTGGAAGCGGAATGTGATCTGAATGACCACATGGAGAAGGTTCAGCAAATCGCATTGGAAGCACTGGAAGACATCTTGGAAAGCCCGGTAGAAAATTCCCATGGGCTGGCACGGATCGCGCTTGACAGGATCAGGGCGCTGTAGCATATTAAGGGTGCCCACTTCTACCTTTCCGGGGCATCGTGTGAGTCCTCCAGACTGGCCCCCAGGTTATCGTGACCTGGGGGTTTTGTTATGTACGCACAATGGACACTTGGCTCTCTAGAGAGGGAACTTGCTTTATTAGGACCCCTTCTTTGCCTAAAGGAGATGGCCCCTGCTCATATACATCAAGTGCCGCATAATACAGATCACCCTTCAACCACCATGGGCGAACCACGGCAGGATTGATCCAAAGCGTTCCCCAGTGTAGGCCAATCTTGCCCTTACGAATGATTCCCTTGTGCTGCAACTCCAACAGCGCGAGGGATAAATTTTGCCTGCTCATAAGTGCCCGCATCTGGTCATCCAGTGTGACAGTCTGGGTCTGGGCATCCATTGCCGTCCACAGCACACCAAAAAGTTTTCTGGCGGATGGGCTGGAAATGCCCATTACCCGGTCTACATCCAAAATCCACATGGCTCGATCTCCACTTACATAATTTCATGTCAAGGGGATTTTGTCAAACAGGGTTGATTATGTAACCTTTTTATCTACCCACCACTGATAACAAAAGGGTTATCCAATGTTACATAATCAGAATCAAAATCATGCCAACTCTAGAACCCGCACCACTACTGCGTTTGCGCTATCTCTGAACACCACATTGTCATATTAGCAGTCACCCCTGTATCCCTAATAAGGATAAGGCCACTCGCCAGAGCGACCCTGTATGGGTAAACAGGTTGTTCCGATAAGCGAATCCTGAAAATCCAAAATTTTTGGGGGAGGGATATCCCTCGCGCCCCCCGTCCTCGGATATTGGTCCCCAGTCCCCCCGGTCATTCTTGCCCGGCACAGTCCCAGGCTAGGCACAGCTTGCCCAGGATCACAGCCAGGGTAGGCAGGCCATGCATGGTCACACGCTGGCGCTGGGCATATCTTATAGGGTAAAGGATAAGATTATATTTATTTTATTGGGGAAGTGGGCAAGAAAGGGATATCCTCTCATTCCAGTAGATATCATGTTTGTGTAAACACTTCACATTAATCCTTCTGTTGCACTACGCATTCTCCAATGATATCAATCACCTAGCACAGTGCATATATTACCCAATGTCATCATGTTATGAATAGCACTAGGTATATAATACAGTGTATCCAGGTATGGGATGCTAACGCATTAAGATGCATGAACAAGCAAGCAATGTGTAACAGGTATGCTCACATATAAAGATATGAGTGTATCAGTATCAAGTGTATACTTTGTAGTCATGCATACGAACGGTCGTTCTATTCTCAGCTCAGGATTAGAACCCATTACCAAATAGAAACCATTTTCATATGGCGGAGTGTATACTTTTTATACAGCGCCCTGCTAAATAGAATCCATTTCTACATGAAAACCATTTCTGTTTACCCTTTGATCCAATGATATACCTTTCTTATCAATTGAGTAAGAAATACCATGTGCATCATCTATCATTGTCTGAATGGATTACTCTGAATTGAGTGACATTCATCACATAACCCCTTGACGGTGTTTAAACTTGATTGTATGCTTCTATCAACACTGGAGGCCCCATGAACACTCGGTTCCTACTCTTCGCCATTCTCGGGGGTCTAGCTTCCATCATCCTAACCTTTCTCTCCTAGGAGAATCCCATGAGCTACCAGCTACCCTCAACAATCGAAGCCTACGCTTGGTCTGGAGGCTATCCAATCGTCTACGTGATGGACGATGGAGAGTGCATGTGCCCCCAGTGTGTCAAGGATAACATTGAACAAATCAAAGAATCCACTGAATCTCAGGCCAAGGATGGGTGGCAGATTGTAGGCCATGACATCAACTATGAAGACCAGGATATGTATT